TCCATTTACTATAAACTCCTTTGTTTCTCTTAATAAATTCCTTCCTCCTATTTGTATCCCCTCAATTGCTGTTTTAACATTGTCAGTGGTAGCAATATTGGCATGTAGTCCGTCAATATCGTCCTTATTATGCCTATGCGTGCGGTAAGCATACTCGTTATGATGGTGGGTTATAGGTGCGTACCGCTCATCGTGGTTGTGGTCTTTCTCAGCTTTAGCCGCTAAAGCCTCTACTAAGCCCGCAATATTACTAATACCAAGAGTACTAAGAATATGCTTGTTTTGCTTGATGTAGGTAACAATCTCTTGCAGTTGGTCGAGTTGTGTGTCATCACTCTGCAATATGCGATTGATAGCGTCGATAAGGTTCTTGAGGTCTTGTGCCGTACCCGTATAACCGCCTTTGGGTAGCAATCCCGATGTGTCTATCTGCTGTAAGCCTTCTAATTTCTGACGTAATTCATTAGTAAAGTCGTTGGAAGATAGTATTTTTCCGGCTACTTTATCTACTTTCTTCCCTAATTCAGCAACGATATTATCAAAAGTTTCAGCGATACGTTCCTTAGTATTACCTCCCTCTACTGTTTCATTCCTTATAAGTCTAATATTATTGTCTAAACTTCCCATATCATTTTTTTATTCAAACGTATTATCAAAAGAAAAATCAAATATCTTTCGTTTTCTCTCCGAAAGTCCGCTATCAAAACGATTACGCTTCTGTGTCCCATCAATTCCCTCTGATGCCCACACTAATACCATTTGTCGTTCTGTTAGTCCTGATGGAGTGTTTAATGTTACAGATACCCCATTAGTGTTATAATCACGAGTTGCTGAAGTTAGTACCAATCCGGCCCCAAATCCTAACACCTCAAATATTCCATTGATAGTTTCTACAACCATTACCCACGTACCATTACTCAATGCGCTAATCGCTTGTATACATTCGTTAGCGTTATGAGTGTCTCCCAATCGTATTGTTATCTCCTGAGTATACACCCCACTATTATAGCGCATAACTCCATTAATCTTATAATATTCCTGAAGTTCTAACATACTGCCGCTTTTGCCTCCTTTCAGATACAAGTCTACTGTAGCAGTACCATAACCTACAACGCTGCGAACCCTATCTACATCTTCATATCTAATCATTAGCACTCTGTGCTTCACACCCTTCAGGGGCTTATAACCACAATCCGTACTAATATCTTTTAAACCTAATGTACATCTCATATCAGTTGCATTCTCATTCTTGGTTTATATGCTCTATTACGCTCACTACAACCATCATTACAATCGCTTATGTTAGACGCTGTCCTCTCAAGGTATCGCTTACAGTCCTCCCACAGCATATCTGCTTGTTGTTTGTACATCGTTCGCACATCACGCCGTTCCGTTTGGCTTATCGTCTCCCCGTCCTGATTTTCTTTCACTTTAATCCCCATTGGCGTATCAACTTGATGCCCAACGAATATATAACGCGCATAAGCAAAGTACGCCAAAACCGCCTTTAGCCCTGCAAATTCGTACTTTTTGCCCTCAAAGGTATAACTACCCCCATCAAGCAATAACGTGTAATCTCTCACGGGCGTTTCGCTTGTCAAATCTTGGTAAAAAGACTCGCAAACCAGTCCTTTCAAATCAAACATTTGCGCCTCCCTTATAAACCGGTTAAAATCCTCCTCCTTTCTGAAGAGTGAAACGCTCAAATACTTGCTGCACTCCTGCTTATTTACCAATAACTTCATTTGCTAATCTACTAATTTGCTAATTTCAAAAAGCCCATTTGCCGAAATATCCCTTACAAAGCCATCGAATAATTCCTCAAACATCTCCTGCACATCTTGTCGCTCCTCTTGCATTTGCTCTTGCATAAAAATACGTGCTTCCTTAAGGCTCTCCCCAGAAGTGTTACCAAGTTTGCCTTCCACATAATCAATCAGTACAGGGGGTACATTACCATAACTTTTGCGAATATTGTTAGCCGTCTTCTCATCAGCGTACTGAAACATATCCGCCTTAATGTTGCTCTCAATAGGCTTAATAAGCACGCTATTCTCCAGCTTATCGCCCTGCATCTCCGTTTCAAAGTGAAATACCGATTGTTCAGCCTCCACACCTATACTCTTCTTAAGTTCGTTCCTGAAGTCCTCACGTTCCGCCTCGCTCTCCATCGGTAGCGTAACGAATGAATAAGTGCCAAAAAATCCCTTCTTAAAGCCGTTGCGGGTAAATATCCCTGATAGTCGTTCACTCTCACAATCCAATAGCACTACATCAGCCCACGCCAACGGGTAGGTATCATTCCTATCAAGGTTTAAGAAAAACACTTGCCCCTTATACTTATCCCAACCACCAGCCTTTGCTACTTGTGCTTCTATCACTTCCGGACGAGGGTCGTACCGGTCAATCGCCACCACGCTCTTATCCTTATCCTTAGCATTCGTTATCTTATCCCAGTCGTTATAAACCAGCACTTTGCCCCTATAACTACTGCTATCCTTAGCCCCCAGACGGCAATTCTTATACGGCAATACCTGCACGCTTGTCTTCTCATAGAAGCCATTGTAATTCACGTGAACGAATGCCCCTTTATGCATAGCGATGCTCCTCGATACCTTTTTCAGCAAGTCGTTAGGGGTCTCCCGTTTATTATTCACAAATAACACGTCTTTTCTAAACCGCACCCCTTGCGCTTTTGCTTGCTCACGCCTTTCAATCTCCAATGCAAATCCCCGTCCGTAGATAAAATCAGCAATCACCCCCGCACAAGCACGAGCCGTTGGCGAACCTGCCACCAACTGCTCAATGATTGTAGGGTAATCGTTATTCTGACCGTTAGCCAAATACGGAAATCCTTTAAATTTTCCACTATTTGTCTTCCTGTCCTCTTTTGCCAACTCTATCGCCTTCAGCCTTGCCATTGTTGATTGTCAATTGATAATGTTACTTAATGAGTTCTTTCCAATTCTCAGGATACAAATCAAAGTTCGCAATCCTATTAGGGTTAATCTTAAGGTATCGTACCGCAATCTCATTCGTTAGCGTATCATTGTTAAAAAACTCCCCGCTGCCAAAATCCATCGCTAACGAAGTAATACCCGCACGCAATCTAAACTTGCAAGGCTCATTACTATCCTCCTCCTTAACCGATTGTTCTCCTTCTGATGAAGGAGTTACTTCACTTCCTAATTCACTAATTTGCTCATTAGTTAATTCTTCTTGTGTGTTTTGTTCTTTCTTTGCCATATTATTTTTATTAAGTTCGTCAATTCCTTCATTACACAGCCTATCCCAATAGCCGCGCAACTTCTGAGGGCAACTCTCACAGAGGTTATCTCTGCCAAACAAGTAAGCATAAAAGGCGATGAAGGTCTCTTTGTCCTCCCTCACCGCCTTCTCATAACCACCATTTATCAGCCCCTTTAATATTTCTTCAGTGAAAACCATAGTATGCTAATTTGCTAATTGGCTAATTAAGCAGCCAGTTTCTTGTCAAATTTTTTCTTAGTAGTTGCGTAATCAGTCTCAAGCCACTTCAGGGCTACATTAGGCTCTTTCTGATTAGCAGGGGTAGATATAGTGAACTTAAATGCCCCACCATTCGTACGGCCTTCGCCCTCTGTTACTTCTAATCCTACAAAGAAGCCTAATACGTCAAAACTGCTTGCCCCTTTTGCTTTGTGCTCAATCACCGCAACCAATTGCGCCCCGTTTATAAACTGGTCAATTTGCGCGTAATCATCAGCACTCTTGCCATACACAGTAATACCTATTGAGTGCTTATAGCCGTTGTAATCATCATCTGAAATCTCCGGCTTAATACTCTCCGATATATGTGTCTCTTTGAAGTTATCAAAAAAATACCCCGTTTTGCCACTCTTCAGCACCAGCGTATTCATTTTATTTTTGTCAGCCTCAATTGTAGTTGCAGCAAAGTCAATATCAGCCCTATTGAAAAGCAATATGCGCTTTTCAATACCCTTCACCTTATCATCACAATCAAAGGTCAAATCCTTACTTAATACATTAACACATTGTGCCATAATTCAATATTAATTTGTTGTTTTATTAATTTGTCAATTAGCAAATTTGCTAATCTGCTAATTGACAAATTTGCTAATTCTTAAATAGCCATCGCCCCAGTAGTACCAATCACACGTTGAAAGTCCATACTGTAAGCCGCCTTCAAATACACGTGCTCATCTTTACCGCCTATGTATTCTATTTCGATATCTTTCAAAGAACTATCAGAATCGATACCCAACTGACATTCCGATTTATCCAACAATATCACACGGTGAGGGTTATCCCACTTAGTACCATTGCTGAAATCCCTACGGATAATCTCATCAAACCAGCGATGTGTTACAATAGGCACTCCTTCAAACTCTGCTGCTTCATAGCCGCCCTCCATCTTAGTAAGCGTTAGTTCGTTCTTGTACTCGCTTCTTAAGTACCTCGATAGGTTCGTTACCATCGAGTGAGTAGCCAAGAATATAGGCTGCGCTCCTTGTGCAAAGGTTAAAGGGTCTGCAGCGTCCAAAAGTGCTGTAAAGGCATTAAATGCTGTATCCCTTGCTAACGCTTTTTGTGCTGCAAAAGTCGTCTGAGCATTCTCTGCAATTGTTACACGCTTGCTCGTATCAGTGGTTACCATCTTCAAGAATTGAGTGTATAAACCATCTATAGCATTATAGTTCTCTTTTGCTACACCAGCCTTCAAATTCTCACTACCACTGCCCGAACCTACATTGCTCGCTTGAGTGTTTCCAAAGAAAGCAAACTTATTAAAGTCCGCTTGTATAGCGTTCCCAAAGCGCTCTGCCAAAAAGTTCACAAAATCTGTGTCCTCAATATGCAATTTCTTAATGCCCTTCACTCTTGCCCATTGTAGGAAAGAGTTCTCAAGCGTACTATAACATTCTGATATAGTAGCCCTCAACGATACAGGGTTCCACCAGCCCGTACGCACTGGCACATCAAAAGGAGTGGGTTCCATACCGCAACCCGTATCCTTACGCGTTACACCCTCTACAGCCCCGTAGTAACCATATTCAGTTTTAGTTGTAACACCCTCTACAATGGTCATTGCTGCCTTAGTGTCAGCCATACCCAACGAACGCTCCTCCACCAAGTCCTTAATATCATTGATATACTTCTTAGTGCGTTGTTGCTCTGTGATAAAATCTTTTAATTTTGTTTGTGTCATATCATTCTTCTTTTTCTTTATTTTTTATAAGAAGCCCTACGTTCCCTAATTTCTTCAATACTGAACTTACTGCTGCCTGAAGGGGTTGCATTACTTACGCTATCCTCGTCTTCCACTTCAAATTTGCTTTGCGTTTTCTCAATTCTTGCAAATCTCTTTTCAATTGCAGTAATTTTTTCAGCCAACATATTGAAGCCTTCCATTACCGCTTGCGAAAACTCATCATCAGCACTCGCTCCCTTGTCAGACTCTTTACCCTCGTCTTTAGGAGTTTCTTTTTCCTTAATCTCCTTTATCACGCCCCCTTCTACTACAAGGGTGCGCTCGTCTTTCAGCAAGTACGCGCCATCAGCAAGAGGCTTTTCAGCATCCTCGCCTCCGTCCGTCTTTTGCTTCACCTTATCTCCTACAGCAGGCTCTTCAGCCTCTGTTTCTACCGTGATAATATCACCATTTGCCAGCGTCAAATCCACATCAAATAATGATTTACCAAACATTGCCACTAAGGCACGTGCAAAAACACCTTTTTTCATATTCTTCTTATTGTTTTTTCTACCCAAATAAGCCTCGTAACGGCTAAAAAAATCCCCTAATATCTTAGGTTCTTTCTCTAAAATCTCAAATATTTGAGGGTTTTCGTCCAAAAAATCCGTGATTTTCACCCCCAAATCATCTGCTGAATGAAAAAGACTATCAGTAGCTGCAGGGTCATCTACCAAATCCGAAGAAATCCATTCTATCAGTTCGTGCCCATCAGCCTCTTTCTTTTCCCCGCCCTCCTCGTACTCTTCAATTACGTAATTTGCTAAAATCACAATCGAATTACCAAACATATCCGAGTTGCTTTGTGCCATTCGCATAATGTAATCATACATCGTAATGCCACGCCCCTCTACGTTCGTGTCCTTTGTAATGTCGTCCAGATACAAGTCGCCAAAAAGTTTTTCGTCCTCTACCTTAAAATTCTTATACCTACCAATGTAAGAGCCTAACGAGTTATTACACATCGTAGGATGCCCAAAACGCGCCTTAATATAGCCACGTTCATCTCCTTTTGCTTTTAACTCGTTTAAAAAACGTTCCGAAAAGTACGTCCCATTCTTATTCATACCCTTCTGAGCAAGCACCACACCATATATAACGCCTTTTTCAGCGTCAATCTGTTGCGCGCTCGCTTTGTTATACTCCGGATTTGCCCTAAACTGATACTTTTTCATTGCATTTTGTTTCATTACATTTGCAAAATTAATGATAAAGGCAGCAGCTTGTTGCTAATTTATGTTAGCAATCATTTATGTAAGTAATACCTACATTTGCAATGTGATACGTTTGCATTCTTAATTTTTTGTATTTCATTTTTTAGACAAAAAAAAGCACGCTAAAATAGCGTGCAAAAAAAAACACCTATTGCAGTAGGTGTTTTTTTAGTATCATTAATCATTAGCAATGCTCTTAAAGTAATAATAAAACAGACCTTTCGTCCGTATTCCCATCTCCCTATGTCCGTTCACCAGTGCCGAAATCTCCGCTTTTGCCAGTCCCAAATCCTTTACCAGTTGCTTATTACCTACCTTATAGCGGTTCATTCTCTCCTGTATCCATTCCGGTGTTACCACCTGAGCCGGAGCCTCTATGTATTTTGTTGCTCCAATCCTCAAGTCCCAGCCCTCAAACAAAGGTGCAAAAAGGCCCCGCGCACGTTCCATCAATGCCCCCTCGTCTAAGTAATTATCAGCCGGACTGCGTTCCTGCCATACCGCAATCACGAGTTCTTTTTTTTCTTTATTAAGAGCCATTATTTTAAAGAATATCCGCGCATACCGCTGATACTGCAATGCCATTTGCTCCAACCTTTCCAGCTGCTCTACTGATAGCAAATCCTTAATCTTATGTACTGCTTTTATTATGTTCATATTACTATTATTTTAAAGAAAGGGGAGGAGTTTTACCTCCCCTTATCATTGTTACAACTCAATTACATTTGCATTTCCTATATCGAAGATAGCTAACTGCTCATTTGCCCTTCCCAGTGATAGTGCTGCTTGCAACTCTTCTACTATCATTACACAGTCGTAATAAAATCGCTTGCTCTGATTATCATACCAACCTCCCACTACATAGGTACTTTGCTTTGCAATCTCAATCACCCTCTTAAGTCCTTCATCTCCAAAACTATCTTGCGTCATCTTCATTGCTACACAATAGCCATTTTTAGGAGTTTGAAAATCTAACAATGAAATTGTGAACCCTTCTTTGTTAGCCTCTGCAATCTGTTTTACTTTATCAAATGTATTCATTTTCTTTTCGGCAGTCTTTATTCAGTCGCCCGCTGTCTTATTATTTAACGATGCAAAGATACGGCAAAAGTTTTAATTATGCAAACTTTTTTACAAAAATTTTTCAACTTTTTTCATACCATACCCCGCACTCTATCAAGTCTCCTGCATCATTCTTCATATACAAAACGCGCCCCTTATTAGTCGTCTCCTTTGTAGGGACGATTAATTCCCTAACATCTACATCAAGGGCATTCGCCAACTCAATAAGTACCTTTAAAGACGGGTTACCTACAATTCGAGCATTCAATGCCTGATAGGTTATTCCCAGCGTATTCGCTAAATCATTCAAAGCGATACCCTTTTCTTTTGCAATCTCTTTTATACGTAACATACACTTATAATATTTTAGTTATCACGGTGCAAAGATAATAAATAAAACTATACTTTTATATAAATCAAAAAAAATAAAAAAATAATTTGTAAAAAACTTGCGCATATAAAATTATTGTTTTATCTTTGCAGCGTAAAAATAAAACAATAGTTTTAAACTCAATTTAATAACCTTTTAAAT